AAACCCCTCCTACTATCAGGTACGTAATTGAGAAAGCAGCTAATAGGTAAGCCACGAGTGGTTCCTCCGTTAGAAAGTATAGGGGTACTAAACATAAACCAACAATCAGATGAATACTGATAGAGTCTTTGGGCAAGATCAAAATCAGTTTCTCCTTTATACGTTGCTCCAAATACACTAGACCTTGCAAAAGCTTCTTGAGCATGACTTTCTTTCTCCCATAAATATCTATCTTTTAATGTATCTAAACTAAACTTATCTAGTTTAGAATCCTTATCGTAATTTATTTCAATTCCTAAGTATGACTTAGTTCCTACTTTATCCGTTATCATAATGACCTTCCTTGTCTCCTATGTAATAAGCTATAACAGCATAGTGAATAAGCTTTAATAAATCAACTTGATTTCTTCCTTCTTTTTTACCATATCTCATAGCATACTTCATTATATTACCCATACAAAACCCTTCTCCGTGTCCTGCATCAATAATAAGATCAGTTGCTTGATACTTACCATCGGCATAGTGTTCCTTATAAGTACCATCAATGTAGCCTTTTGCTACCTCTAATATAATATCTTCGTGAAATTTGTAATCCATATATCTCCTTAATGTATTTGTATATCTTTAGGTATTCCAGTTGCACGTAACTCTAATTCGTCTTCTGCTAACTCCACTAACTTCATAATAACATCTGTGTCTACTTCTGATAATTCATGTCCTGAAAAAATAAAACTACCAGTAACTAATATTAATTCTTCTAATGATATTTTATTAAGTTCTATATCTTTAGACATTTTCTAAATCCTTTAGTGTAATACTTTCAATAGTCTTACGAGTTAATTTATTAATCTTTTTAATCCTTTGAGAAAACCACCGTAAAGTGTACGCAGAAACTCTAAGTTGTTTATTAGCATAGATGTGAGTCTGATCTGGAACATATTCTTGTATATTTTTAATATCAACTTTCTTTGCTTCCTCTTCTGACACAACACTTCTTAACCATTCAAGCATTAGTAGTTTTGCGTGTCTTCTTATTCGCTTTGCTTTTCTTAAATTCATTTGTAATTTCCTTTACTTTTGGTTTCTTAGCAACCTTAGTTAAATAGGTAAGACCTTTGGCATATTGAAATACTCTAAGACCTTTTCCTTCATTTGACTCTTTATGGCACTCTAATTTATGACGACAGAAAATACACCCTCTAGGTAGTTTCATATTACCCGACTGTCCTTCTGGAATTGGGTGGTAACACAACTCTGGAGGTGCTTTCTTTAATAAAGACTTCTTTACTGTATCTATTTTAGTCTCTATGTTAGGCTTGTCAAGTTCTTCTGGTAAATAAAGTGCTAATTCTCCACTTTCTTTATTCATAGCTAAGAAGCCACCACCAGAAGTACCATGACCTGCTTCATATCCTGCCAGTTGAGCAAGATAACCAAAGGTGTCGTCTTCTCTTAGTGTACCATCCTTAAACTTTTTGAAGGCATAGCCTGACGCAGTTTTAATATCTATTACTTCGCCATCGATAATACAATCCATATGACCTTCAATTCCCTTTACTTTAACAGCTTTTTGTTCATCAGATACGGAATGTCCAGCAAGTCTTACCAATAACAATATTACTTCTTCAAGCATATGACCATAAAGAAACTTAATAAATGTAGCCGGTGGCATAGCCTGTGGTTCAGTTTTAGATTTAAGGTCATACCATAGTTGTCTATTGGGTCTGCCTATATTAGACATTCTTAAAGAAGCTGAACTTCTCGGTAATGGAGTAGACCAATGACGTAATACATCTTTCATAGACTCTCCGAATTGTTCTATAACTTCCTCTGACAAGTCGAGTGATTTACCTTCTCCTAATGCAGATAGTTTCTTGTAGATGTCATCTACTAATGTGTTTAATTTTTTCATGTAAGTCCTTTTTGATGTTGTTTTAAATATTTAATAGCACGATCTAGAATTTTAGTATCATCTTTAAACCCACCCAAAGCTCTATTGCAAGTATGACACAACCACCCTCTGAATGTCTTACTTTCGTGGCAATGATCTATAACCCAAGACCCATTTCTTTTATTACCTAATCCGTTCACCTTATCCTTTGTTCCTTTACAAATAGGGCATATGTAGCCCTCTTTTGGCATTCCATATTGTTCTTTTAATATTAACCTAACCTTACTCAACTCATTATTACATTTCTTACATTCAGGTCTTAAAAAATTACCACCTGATGCCGGACTAAAGTTACTTAAAGGTAATTTAGTATCACACTTTATACATATTTTACCATCTTCAAAAACTAAATCAGAATGATCGTCTTCAAAAAAATCTTGTTGTTTAATGTGTTTCACTCCAATTATCTCCTACTTTGTATTCCCCATCCATTGGACAGCGAAGATTAAAATGTTCTCCTGCTTTGATAATGCTATCAACAGCAAGTCTCCCTACATGATCTGCAACAGTTTCACAAGCTTCTATCTGCCACTCGTCATGAATATTAGCTACAATTTTAACATCATGAGTTTGTAATTTTAATTCATTATTTAAAATTACTAAAGCTTGTTTCATAACGATAGCTCCACCACCTTGAAGCAAAGTATTTAAAGCAGCATGAGGATGTCTTATTAATATTTTACGACCATCTATTCCTTTTATATATCCTCTTTTTGCTGCTCTTCCAACTTGATCTTTAAGATTTTTAAATGTTGGTGTATTATCAAGAAATTGTTGTCGTAATCTTTTACCATCTGCTCTGCTTCCTCCAACCAGAGAGCCAAGTCTTTCGTCTCCTGCGTTGTATATTGTGGCATAGATGAAAGTTTTACTCTGATCTCTTGATTCAAGTCCTGCAGCTTTTTGATTAGCTGTGTGGATGTCTCCGTTAATAATTTCATTTATATATTCCTCGTCTTTCATATAATGTGCTAACATTCTCAACTCTAATTGAGAGGCATCAACACCTACTAATTTATAACCTTCATCTACAATCCAACAGGAACGACACTCTTCCCCATAAGAACTATGAATACTAGGAACTTGAGCCATATTTGGATTTCTATGGCTCATTCTACCTGTAATTGCTCCTGTTGAAATTACAAACCCATGTACTCTTTCGTCTTCTTCAACTGCATCAACCCAAGATTCAATTTGGGCAATTCTTTTTTGTAATAAAAGAAACTCGGCTATTAATTTAGCTTCGGGTATATCTTTTATTCTAGAAAGAACTGCTTCATCTACTATAGGTTGTCCTGTAGGAGTGAAGTTCTTAGGTTTCCAACCAAACTCTTGTAAGTATTCTCCTATTTGTTTGCGTGAACCTAAGTTAAAGTCTTGTAAAGATTTTCTCATAAAAGGTTTCATATCGCCTGTTAATTTTATTTCTGCATACTCATATTCAGTTAATCCTGATTTAGAAAGTGTTCCGTCTTTTTTAAGTTTAGGTGTAACAAGTTTTTCATCAACCCATCTAGGTTTAAAAACTTTATGAACCTCGTCTTCTACTTCCTTCATTCTCTCCTGTAGTTTAGATAACAGCATGACGGCTTTTTCCATATCAAACTTAAAACCTTTTAATTGTTGTTGCTGTAATATTTCTGCAACTTGATGTTCTAAAAGAATACTCTCCTTAGAAAATCCTTTAGCTTCCTCACGTAAAGTATTGAATAACATCTTATTTAATTGTACATCTTTAATACAATAATTCATCATTTCATCTGAATAATTTAAGAAGTCAGGCTGTTGAGATTTATGAAATCCTATTCTGTAACCCCATGTTTCTAAACTATGACCACCTTCACGATTCGGTTTAAGTAATCGTGAAAGTAATAATGTATCTATAATTTTATTAGGAGATAATTTTGTATCTGTTAGTTTTTCAATTACTGGAATATCAAAACCAACTATATTATGTCCAATTAAAGTGTCTGCTTCAGATAAAAATTTCACACCTTTATTTATTTCATCAGGTTTGAATTTATAAATATTATCGTGTTCGTCAATAGCTACAATACAATGTATTTTAGTAGCCTTGAGGTCGTCTGTCTCAACATCAAATACTAATTCCATTAGAAAGGTACTCCATCTTCTTCATTTAATAAATCAGAATAGTCTTCCTCTGACAT